TGCCGGCTGACCATAATCTGTGGCAAAGTTAGCCAGCGTATCGCCGTAGGCGGTACCGCTGGTCGGACGAACAAAGATCAGACCGTCAGGATGATGATGAAACTCGCCCATTTTTCCTCTCTAGTGTTTCCTTAGAGTTTGATCATGTGGTTCACGTAGATTGTCGGCTGAATGACGTTCATCGGCGCGCCAGCACTACCACCGGCCGGATACTGCGAACCGTAGTATTCCGACACGATGTAGCGCATGGCGCCGGTCGGATCGATGGCAACGTAGACCTGCGGCTGACCAGCATCGTTGATGTGTGACCACACCCCGCCGTGGATGTGAGGAGCCAGATTGGCTGCGCCCTGCGTCACCGTCTCGGCGCCGGTCGTATCACCGATGTTGTGGTTAGCAAGACCGGCGCCGGCGCCGGCGCCAGCCAGCACGCGGCCCAGCATTTTCGGGATGACCAGTCTTCGATTAGCGTCAAAGTCAGCATCCGCTGTCGCGCTACGGGCAACAGTGTTGCCGACGGAGTCCTGCACGATCAGCGAGGTGATATTCGTCCACAAAAGGACGAACAGCGCACGGGTATCGTTGTTGTTGCGGGTGGTGGCGCCAGAAGAGTTGTTCCCGATGCTGCCATCGTTGGCCATGATCCAACCAGGATCGGGAGAAATCTTGAAGGTGGCGCGCACGTCGCCGGTCACCCATTGACCGCCGCCACCGCCGGCGCCGCCACCGCTGGTGCCAGCGGCAGTCGTCCAGGCAAAGCCAGCCTGATCGGTATATTCCAGCATGTCCCCGGGCTGCAGCGTGCGCTTGTAGAGTTGCACGACCACCGTTCCGTCGGTGTGTTGGACCGTCAGGTCGCAAGCAAGCGTGCTGTCAGCGTTCCTGACGTGCAGCGTCTTGACGTTGCGTTGGACGCCGGCTGCGGGCGAGCCGGCGGTCGAGCGAGTGCCAGCAGTAGAGCCCGAAGTGTTCGTTCTTCCGGGGGCGATCGTGCCGCTGCTCGTATCGGTATCCACCCAGCTTGCATGCGCATTGACGATCGCGGCAGCGCTAGTGACGATCTGCAGCTGATCGGCGGGTGAAGTCAGGAGCAGCATCTGCTAGATTCCCGTCAGCTGCGGCAGGAATCCAACCTCATCGACATACTGCAAGGTGTTTCCTGGCAACAGATTGACTTTTTGCAGGGTGACGGCCGTGGTGCCGTCGGTATGGACGACGCTCACATCGTTGGGAGTGGTGCCATGATTACGGACATGCAGCGTCTTTAAGTTGCGCTGCGTGGTGGCGCCGGGGCTACCGACGACGGTGGTGGTGGCTGCGGTGGTGATCGCGGTATTGGTGCGGCCGGGGCCGACCGCGCCGGCGACGTTATCCATCCAGGAGGCGTGAACATCGATCGCGCCGGCACTGCCGGTTATGACCTGCAGCAAGTCGGTAGCGGAGGCGAGAATCAGCATGGCTTCCCCGCGAATCGGGGCAGATTAACCGGTCAGGGCTCTATCGCCTAGGCCATTGCTGGGTAGAGTGCCCGCGGGGGAGACTTGTATTTGTTATCGTCAATATGATCGAGTTCGTCCTCATCCGGCAGCGTCGCCAGGCCCAGCGCGCGCAGGTGTGTGAGCGCCTGGGACATGGCATCGGCGAGGTCGTCATGCGCGCCTTTGGGCATCTCGGCGCATTCGGTGATTACCTTGTCGGCCCAATCTTTGAAGAGGTAATCGCCATTACCGGTCCCTTCCGCGGGGGCATAGATCAAGCCGCACTCGAACAGATTTTGGTGCGAGTACAGCCGCGCCACTTTGTCACCTTCCGGGGAGACGAGTTGGACGCCGAAATCGGCCCGATCTTGGGTTTTGGGGTTGTGGCTCATCACATCGGCAATGACGCGACCGCGGCGGCGCAGTTCTTGCGCAACCGGGTGCCCGGAGGCTTTATCCTCGATAAGTACCCGGTCGACTTTGAACTTTTTGCAGGTTTCCTCGACCTTGCGGAGTAGCTCGTAGAGTTCGAAGCGCTCCGCCCACGACCACATCAGGATCAGTCTTCGGTTTTGCCAAATATCTCGGCATACCCCCAGCACGACCGCAGCTGACGGATCGTTTTGCTTCTTTTCGGTCTGCGCGGTGTCGAGGGAGAGCACGGTGTAGCTCATCACCGGGAACTTGGGCCAGGGGACGCCGAACTTGCCGCATTCGTCCGCGGTGTAGGGGCGCCAGTGCTCTCGTTTGATAATCCCACCACCGCGAGGAGATGGGCGTTGCTGGTACTGCCCAGCATACGCCCAGGAGCCTTTTTCACGTTCGATATTTGCAACAGCTTCTGGGGAAAATCTCTCAGGCCACGCAAGGTCGCCGTCTTCGGTGCGCGGATCGGTCCAGCCGAGCGGGTTGTAGGGCTCGCGTCCGACCTCAAACTCCATAGGCACCATGAGGTGGCAATACGGCCAGCCTTGTTCGAGGATAAAACCGGAGATGTCACTCTGGTGAACGCGCTGCATAATGATGACGATCGCGCTATCATCGAGATTATTAAGACGGTCGGTGATTGTTTCCCGGAACCATCGAACAGTGTCAGTACGAACGACGTCGGATTCCGATTTGTGGACGTCGTGCGGATCATCGATAACCACCCGATCGCCACGTTCGCCGGTGCCGATCCCTTTGACCGAACTCGCGAACTTCGAGCCGGTTTTGTCGTTGGTGATTTTGATCTCGCCTTCTTTTTCGAGCGCAAAGCGATCTCCCCAGAGTTCTTTGTATTTGTCGCTCATCACCAGCTTGCGGAACTTGGTGTTGTCTCTTTCGGTCAGGCCACTGGAGTAGGAGAAGCTCACGAAGCGCAGATGTGGCATGCCCATTGGGCCCCACTCCCAGGCCGGCCAGAACACGTTGACCATCAGAGACTTCATGCTACCGGGCGGGACGTTGACCAGGAGCCGGGTGATTTTCCCGAGCGTGATCGCTTCCAAGTGATCGGCGATGGCGTCGAGGAGCCAGCCTTCGACCAGTTTGGTTTCCGGCTCCAGCACCGACCAAAAGTATCTTACGAAGTTGACCAGGCCGCCGGCGCGGGCTTGTAGGTCGCGTTCTTTGCGGATCCGCAGTTCACTTTGCAGGGCGGCGAGGGTGACCGGCAGTGCGGCGAGCGTTTGCGGGCCGAGGACGTCGTCGCTTTGGTCTGTGTTTTTGTCCGCTTTGGGTTTGGCTTTCGCCACGGCGAATCGCCTCCAGCACGTGCATTCTCATCCACGCACTTACTGACAGGCCGGCTTTCTCGGCACAAGAGTTGATGCGCGCCTGTTCCTGCGGTCGCACGCGCAGCATGATACCCACAGTGCGGTTGAGCGAGGCTTGTTCCATCTTGTTATCCTATGCGGAGCGCTATACAAACGCAACATGGACGACAACTTCTGGGATGACATCAAGCGGCGCGACGAACGGCGGCTGGAGCTTGAGCGCGAGGTGGAGGAGCTACGCCAGCGCCTACAGCAGACGATGGACATCGCGCGCATTCATGATCAAGCCATGATCGATGAGGCGGTGGCGGCGGCGACCGCGCAGATACGCAGCGACAGCGCGCTGGTCGTGCATGCGCTCAACTGTGCAATGCAGCTGATCGATGGTTTGATCAGCTGGGTTCCGCATGGCCAGGTGTTGCCGCCCACTCTGACCGGGTTGCATGAGCGTTTCGTCTTGGCCATGGAGACCATCAGCAGGCGCGAGGGCAAATGACAGAGGATCCGCAGCTGGAAGCCGCCATCTTGCTGGACGCCGGCAGCAAGACCATCGCCAAGCTGATAGAGGAGAAGGACGCGATCGAGAAAGAGAAGGCCGTGATGGCGGCGCTGCTCGATGCCAAGAACGAGCAGATCAAGGAGATCACCCGCGCGCGCGACATCGCCTGCTTCAACATTGCCGATCTCACCAACCAGCGCAGCCTATTGATGCAGCTGGTCAACGACGCGATGATTTTGATCGACTATCTGGTCAGCGATTTGGGCCATGCCGGGCTCATGCCCAGCGTGGCCTGCGGCATTGCCAAGCAGCAATGGGACCAGAAGGTGCGCAAGCTGTTGAGCCTAGATGCCCGCCGAGAACCAACACGAGATTAAATGGCTCGACGCTGAGCGCGAGCCGCAGTGTCCGCCCAATCCGGCCTTCCCTAATGGCGTCGACCTGCGCGCGCCGCTGTCCGGGCTACCGGACGTGCGTATTTGCAAGGTCGAGCTTCCCTATCCGGCCAAGCGGATAGGGCTCTACGTCGTCAGCTGCAAAAAGTGCGGGACCAACATCGCGGTCACGACGGCTGGTCGGCCGGACGATCCTCGC